AGAAAATGAACAAGAAGCTAAAGATTTTGCATCTATGGGACTTTATAAGAAAGAGCTACTAACAGGGAAAGGTCTTGATTATGGTTATGAAGATGAACAAGTTTATAAGGTTATAGATATCGAGGAAACCGAAGATGAGTAATACAATCAACACTATGATACTAGAAAACTTATTTGATGAGGTCTTAGACCAAGACAAAAAAGGTTTGCTAGATGATGAGATTAAAGAGATAGCACGAGAGCAAGGACTAGATATTTATCACGATAGATATGAGATACTTGAACTAATTACTAATAGAATTTTTGAATGTAAGTATGATTAAAGGAGATTAAAAATGCCTAAATATAATTTGCTATCTAGTGGTAGCACCAAGATTGAAAAGAGCAACAAGCTATCTGACAAATACTTTAGTCGGATAATATATCTAGCACCTGATGATTTAGCAGATGGCAAGAATACTTTGTGTCCCTATGCTAAGATTGCTAAGTGTAGTGAAGCCTGTTTGAACACAGCAGGGATGGGTAAATTCTCTAATGTTCAGCAGTCAAGAATTAGAAAATCTTTACTCTTCTTAAATGACCGACAGGAGTTTATGAGACAGCTTGTACAAGACGTAAATAAATTTCTTAAGGAATGTGATAGGCTTGGTAAAAAACCTGCCCTACGCCTTAATGGTACAAGTGATATTCAATGGGAAACTATTGAGGTTGATGGGTATGAAAACATCTTTGCCATGTTCCCACAGATTCAGTTCTATGACTATACAAAAATTCCAACACGCAAGGTAGAGCACATACCTAATTATCATTTGACTTGGTCTTACTCCGAAGCCAATGATAAGTATGCTACTCTGTTCGACAAAGTATCGAACAACATAGCAGTAGTCTTTCGTGATGCTCTACCTAAAATGTTTAAAGGTTTAAAAGTAATTGATGGGGACAAACATGACATGAGATTCTTAGATGAAACTCAAGTGGTGGTTGGACTGATTGAGAAAGGTGAAGCCAAGAAGGATACTTCAGGCTTTGTAATTGATTTAATAAATGCGAGGACAATATGACAGTGAACAAACACTTACAAGCAACTGATTCAGAGATAGCTGAAGTTGAATTGGATAGGAAGTTCGAGGAACTTTATGGTAGTATTGAAAAGCTAGATGATAAAATACATGATAGGATTGGAGACTTAACTTTTAGACAAGAAGATGTAGAGTCTAATATTGATAGTGCACAAGACGATATCATAGATTTAAACAATGAGGTTGTTGAGCTTAGAGGAACTGTAGAAGACTTACAAGATACTATTCAAGAACTACAAGATAAACTAGAGGAACTAACTAATGAATGACGAATATAAAAAAGCTGCTGTAATAGTAGAAAAAGCAATATCAAAAGCATTTTTTAATGGCTATGGTTTGATGTTTAAGTATCACAAGATTGAAACAGGTGAGTATAAACAAAGAATTCTCTTGACTGTATCAGATATTAAATACAATGATGATGATGAAATCTTAGTAGGTGGTTGTATCAATACTGATGGGGATTACAGACAATTCTTTTTAGAAAACATGGAGTCTGTTAGACCATTTAAGTATGTGTCTATTGACTAAGGAAAACTTTTATGATACAATACAAAAAGATTAAGGTGTCAGCAAAGGTAAAAGCTAAACATACTATATCAGATTATTTGATGAAGGTGTTTGATGGGTTGAAACATAATCCATTAGACTTTATAGATGATTGGGAAACCATGACAACAAAAGAACAAGAAGCAGTGATAGATCAAGTCAGCTTGTTTGAGGACAGGATACACAAACTGCTTGGAGTTAAATTTAAGGAGATAAAAAGTGCGAGTAATTTTAATAAATCCATTTGACGAGACAGTTAAAGAAGCAGTATATGGTGGGGACTATAGAGAAATCTATGACCTAATAGAATGTAGAACCTTTGATGTAGTAAGTCTATCTGATGCAGATGATTTGTATGTAGATGATGAAGGACTATTGGTTGAAGGTAATCAAAGATACTTTAGTTGGTCGGGTAGAAACTTTGCAGGTAAAGGATTGATTATGGGTCATGATGATGAAGGCGAAACAACTGCAACAACATATGACTTACAAGAAGTCGTTGACAGGGTAGAGTTTTTACCCGAAGGACACAGAGAAGAACCATACATGGAGTTCAGAGCTTTATCATGAACAGTAAACAAATAAAAAAACTTCGTAAGCTTATCAAACCTTTACAGGTTGAGTGGCTTCAATCTATATTACCTGAAGATCAAGGCAAAGTAATTACTGTAGATAATGTTGAGGAACTTATGCCCGATCAAACTCATGTTTTTGGTAATAGACAAATGCATCTATCTTTTATGTCAGACAAGTGGATTATTAAAGTATTAAAAGATAATCCACACATTACAACATACAAAGAACTTGCAGAAGTAAACGAAAAAGAACAACACAAATATTTAGATAGGAGATTTTGATGGAAGAATATATTATGGATGTCGAACTAGACAATGAACGAACAATTTTAAAAACTTTTTCTCGTACTGTTGAGGGTGCTGTAGATAACATGGTTAAGATTGAGGGTGTTCAAAAGTTATTTGCAATAGGTAATACAACCACCCAAGAAACTTGGGAGTTTGATGAAGACATTACTCAGTTAAGAGAACTTAGAAATAAATTACCCGATAACATTGAAATGTTTTTTGGTATAGGAAATAATTAATATGGAAATAATATTAGTAGTCGTAGCAGGTGTGCTACTTGTTGCAATGACAGGGTTGTATATGTACTTGATTGACAAGAATAAAATAGAACCTTATGTACCACTACAAGAACATCGTGGAAACTTTTGGGATGCAGAGACTAAACAATTTTATAAGTGGGATGAGTTAATGGAACTTAAAAATAAAAAGGAGATAAAAAATGACTGAGTTTTATGAAGCTGTTGAACAGCAAAGAGAAGTGTTAAAAAAAGAAGCAGAAGATAATCAAGTAAAATCTATTGACATAAGAATCAATGATGGTAAATGGACAGAAAGTACAACTGATTATGCTTCAGGCAAAAGAGTTATCGAGTTTAATGATAAACGCAAAAACAATATAGAAGAATACTATGGCAAAAATTAAAACAGTACAAGGTCATGTAGCCGCAACAACAGGTAGAGGTAAGAAGACAAGTCAAGGTAGAGGTAATGTTGCTTTCTCTACCATGAACAAGAACAAGAAAAGCAACTTCAAAAAATATAGAGGGCAAGGTAAATGAACATATTTTATTTTAACGAATGTCCGGTTGAATCAGCAAAGGCACAGCCTGACAAGATGCTAGTCAAGATGCCTTTGGAATCAGCACAGATGTTATGCACAGCACATCGAGCTTTAGACGGTGATGATTGGGCAGACAAGATGAACATGTATAAGGCAGCACATCTTAACCACCCATGCAGTAAGTGGGTTCGTGAAGCAAGTGCTAACTATCAGTGGTTGTACCGACACTTCGTAGCTTTATCAATCGAGTACAGCTACAGGTATGGTAGGTCTCATTTAAGTTATGATAAATTAGCAACACCTTTGATGCAGTTGCCACAGAACATAGCTCTAAAAGATATGACACCACTAGCACAGGCTATGCCTGAGGAGTACAAGAATGAGGATGCTACTATTGCTTATCGTAATTACTGCATTAATGAAAAACACTACGCTAAGTGGGAACAAAATAGACCCAAGCCTAATTGGTGGACAACACAGGAGGTTGTATGAATTATATATACGAAAGGATGATGGCTGAAGGAGAGACAGCTATCTTTGATAGGGATGAACTAAGAAAGTTTGAAGCTTATGTGGCTGAAAACTATCAAGAGTTTTATGAAAATAAACTTGCTTATGACGTGCAAAAGGATGGAGAAAAATTTCTGGTCACTTTATTTGAAAATCCTGTGATAAGTATGGAAGAAATATTGCTTGACATTCAAGACTAATTCTGTTATACTTCGTATCACAATGAGTAACCAAACACATCAAGCCCTCTATCTCCAATTGAACGAATGGTTTGGTACAGCACAGTCTGAAACTCCGAGAGTAGTTGCTCAAAACTCTCCCAACTTCACAACAAAGCTATAATAGGAGGAAACGCATATGGCTATATTAGAAGGAACTGCGTACTGGGCAAGTATAACTACACCCAATACGACATTCGACCCCGTGTACACCGTCAACCTAGTGGTTGATGATGAGACTGCAAATGATTTTGCATCTCGTGGACACAAAATAAAGCAGATGGATGAAGGTCCGGCTTTAATTATCAAACGAAAAGTAAATGGTCCTAACGGAATGGTTAGACCTGCACCTCGTTTGTTAGACTCAGACAAGCAGGAGGTCACAACTGCTGTTGGAAATGGATCAAAGGTTAAGGTCCAGTTCAATGAGTACAGTGGCGAAGGTAAGTATGGTCCTTACACAGGACTAGATTTACAGGCAGTAATGATTACCGATCTTGTGCCTTACAAGAATGGTGATGGTGATGAGTTCTTATCTGACGGAGAAGAATTCTAATGATTATTACTATTAACAATGACGAAGGTACAACAAACTTTAATGTCAATAATATTAGTGACGATGCTGTAAAGCAAGAAGCTACTGTTATTGTACAGAAAGTAGGTAACTTACAGGTTGTCATTGAAGCCTTAGACTTTGCAAGTCGAACCCACCGAGCTAACTTAGAAGAGTTACTCAAGGCAAGAGACGAAGCTATAGTCGAACCGACTGAGGAGACTGAAGAAGAATCTTCAAAATAAATAACTCGGCTAGGTGTAAAAGCCTAGCCACTTTTCTAAAGGAGATAGAATGCAAGAACAAAGTAAATTTGTACGACACAAACTACCATGCCCATCATGTGGTGGGTCTGACCCTGTGTCTATGAACGAGGATAAGTCTGCTCATTGCTTTAGCTGTGAGACACACTTTCCTAATTATATTGATGCTTGTGATGGTAAAATTATGGACACAAATACTAAACCTAAAGTTAGTAATACGTTTTTAAACACATACAACGGTAGCTTTGGTCCTCTTACAGACAGATGTATTTCTGAAGAGACAGCTAAAAAGTATGGCGTAAGACGTGTCGTAAGTGCAGACAATAAAGTTGCTCAACACATTTATCCATTCTTCAATGGTAACGAAGTAGTGGGAACTAAAACTAGGTTTGTTGACAATAAGAACTTTGCATTTGCAGGAACTTATGAAGGCACTGGTTTGTTTGGTGAACAACTGTTTAGAAATACAGGTGGTAAATACTTAACAATCGTTGAAGGTGAATGTGATGCCATGGCTGCTTATGAATTGATGCAGTCAAAGTGGGCATGTGTTTCGTTAAAGCGTGGTGCATCGGGTGCTGTTAAAGATATCCGAGAAAGCATTGAGTTTGTTGAGTCGTTTGAAAATGTAGTAATATGTTTTGATAACGACAAGGCAGGTCAAGAAGCAGCAATGAAAGTTGCTCGTATATTAAAACCCGGTAAGGCTAAGATAGTTACACTGCCTACAGGATGTAAAGATGCTAACGACATGCTTCGACAGAAAAAGTTTCAAGCATTCATGTCTGCATGGTGGGAAGCTAGGACATATACTCCATCAGGTATTATAGATTTATCCACTCAAAAATCTGAGTGGTTACATAGAGAGACTAAGGAAAGTATTGCTTATCCTTGGGAAGGTCTCAACAAGAAACTATATGGTATGCGTAAAGGTGAGCTTGTAACTCTTACAGGTGGGACAGGACTAGGAAAGTCTAGTGTTACTCGTGAGCTAGAACATTGGCTGATCAAGAACACAGAAGACAACGTAGGTATTGTAGCTCTTGAAGAGAACTGGTTGAGGACTGCTGATGGTATTATATCCATTGAAGCTAATGACAGAGTGTATCTTAATGAGAGACGAGAGCAATACAGTGAAGAACAACTGACTGCTTTATTTGATAAGGTTATACCTAAAGGTCGTGTGTTTATCCATGCTCATCTTGGTGCTACTGATATTGATGAAATATTTTCTAAGCTTAGATACATTATCGTAGGCTGTGAATGTAAATGGGTTGTGGTAGATCACTTACATATGTTAGTTAATGTCTTAGCTGAAGGTGATGAAAGACGAGGTATTGATTGTTTAATGAATAGGTTACGCAGTCTTGTTGAAGAGACTGGTGTAGGCATGATACTTGTATCTCACTTACGTAGAGCATCAGGTGATAAAGGACATGAACAAGGTATTGAAGTATCTCTTTCTCATCTTAAAGGTTCTCAAGGTATAGCACAACTATCTGATTGTGTGATTGCACTAGAACGTAATCAACAATCTGAAAACGAAGACGAAGCTAACACCACAAAGGTTCGTGTACTTAAATCAAGATACACAGGTGATACTGGACTGGCATGTAGCCTACGCTACAACAATGAAACCGGTAGACTATTTGAAGTCACCGAGGAGGAAACATTTGACAACACAGAATTCTAAAATTATATTTGACATCGAGTGTGATGGTCTTAAACCAACGAAGCTACATTGTATTGTAGCCAAGGAAGTTGATGGTCCATTACATAAGTTCCCACCTCATAAACTTGAGGAAGGTTTAGAGTTTTTAAAACAAGCCGACACTTTAATCGGGCACAACATTATACGTTTTGATTTAGCTGTTCTTAAAAAGTTAACAGGTGTTGATTTGTATCATAAGAACATTGAAGATACTCTTGTTATGTCTAGGCTATACCAACCTATCCGTGAGAACGGGCACAGTTTAAAAACGTGGGGTTATCGTGTAAACTTTGCAAAACAAGAGCAGCCTATTGACTTTGATGAGTACACACCTCAAATGCTTGAGTACTGTTGTAATGATGTAAGATTAAATGAGCTAGTTTACTTCGCTTTACTTAGAGAACAAACAGGTTTTAGTGAAGAGTCAATTGC